GTTGTAAATACTGTAAAGGAATTCTTTGGAATACACAGTCCGTCAACAGTATTTGCTGAAATCGGAACATATCTCATGCAGGGACTTATTAATGGTATATCTCAAATGGGTGCGAATGTAAGAGCGAAGATTGGCGGTGTAAAAGATGACATATTGCGGCCGTTTAATAATCTTGGACTTTCATTAAAGAATACATTCCATGATGCCTGGCAGAAAGTTTTAGGTGTGTTTACTACAACAAGTTTTGGAAAGATAGCATCCAATATAGAAGGTACATTTAAAAATATAATAAACAGGCTTATATCAGGAATAAATAATGTTGTTGCAAAACCATT